AATATTACATTTAGAATGTTAGGTGGTTCTGATTTTGAAAATACAACGACTATGGCAAATTATATTGTATATTTGGAAGAAGTGCAGATCACTGCGACTGAATCAATTGTGTCTACGATTAAACAGTCTGCTCAATCTTTGAATCAATGATAATTTCTTTTCGGCTGTTGCTTCAAGCAACAAAGTTTGCAGTTTTTCATTTGCTGTTTGGAGTCGAGAAATAGTTAGATCCAATTCAGCATGGCTTCTGGGTTGTTGAAAGTGTTCATTAATTCGCAAATGACGTTCTAATATGTTATTGAAACGTTCTGATCGCTTGCCTTTTTTCATTGAATGATACATATCATACACTTTTTTTGAAACATTGATCGCAATAACGGGCATATTAGATCCACTCCAGAAGAGTTTTTTGTTCATTCCAAGTTTTCAATAATTCAAAACTAATTTCAAAAGGAATTTTAGCGCGTATGTTTGCTCTGAGAGGATTTTTAGACCCAGCATCTTTTTTCAAGTGCCTAAAGTCTCCCATTTCTAGGAGAGGATATTCACCATATAATACAAATGATGTGATCTGTTGTTTCATTCGGCCGACTATCGGCTCAAAATATTTCTGAGATCCAGCTACATTTTCGACAATCCACCATTTCGGATTTAATTCATGAATTATTTGCTCACATGCAATTACAATTTCAAGATTAGGATCGTATTTTATTTCAGGATGACTTCTTTCATGTATGGATCGAGGCGAATTAAATGCTAAACTGAATTCCCTGCAGGGTGGTGAAGCCCAGACAAGATCAATTTTAGGTAATTCATCGATCCAATCACGCCATTCTAACACATTTAATTGATGTGTATGTGGTATATATTGCAGTTCATCGTTTGTTTCTATTCTTATTACATTCCATCCGGCTTGAACAAAGGCTTCAGAAGCCCCGCCTAAGCCTGAACAGAGATCTAACATGGTCGGCATGACCAAAACGACGTACTGCATCTTTATATAAACCTCACGGAGTGAAAAAAAAACTTGTTTTTTCACGCTTTTTCGTAGAAAAAGCATATGCGCAGTATAGCCTACGCTATGAATGTACAAGCATCCGAAAGGGTGATCTCTATTAAGAATGTTCATAATAATGATTATAGATAGGATTGAGGGTGGGGTATGTATGGCAAGATCTGATTCTTTCTTTATTCGAGCGCAAGTGAACGCAGGTGATACCAACACCTTTAACCAAGTGGCTATAGATCTAGGTGCATATGTTGACGCACTTGGAAAGTCCGTTCTAAGGATTCACAATATAGCACCCAGTTTCACTGATGTAGATGGAACATCAGCAACATTAGATGCTGATCAATCTGCGGCAGCACAATTTCAATTAACTACCCAGACACAGACAACTATGATCACAGGATTAGACAAAAGTATGATCTCTTCCGGTATGATCAACGCAGTTAATCAAGAAGGCAGCGCTTCAATTGCTTCCGTTGTGTCTGAATCATTCGACAATGCACCCCAGCTTTGGACAAATGGCTATCTAATAGCGGTAGATACTATTTATCTAGGTGGTCAAGCATCTACTGGCTTCGCGGAAGATGTTTACATTACTCTAGTTATGGAATGCACTGTCGAAACAATGACTCAAGCAGCAGCAATGGCACTTGCACTATCTCAACAGTAAGGTGATCTCCTGCAGGATAGAGAAGTTATCGATTTGCTCGCTCGGATTTTGTCCGGTCGTATTATAACAGATCCGATTAATGATGCAATTGATAGAGAGACTTCTGGATCTTCACATAATGCACGTGTATCTACAGGCAGAAGAAGAGGGGTTCGTGGATCTGAACAAAGAAAAGCGAAAACTAAGCGTAAAGTTTCAGCATATCAAAGGGAATTCGGTAGGCAATTAAAAAAACTGAAGAAAAAGCACCCACGATCTAAAGTAAGTTCTCTAATGAAAAAAGCACATGTGGCTACTAGGAAGGTAAGAAAATGAAAAAAACAGGTAGAACACTTACACTAAGAGGAACAACTGAGCCTTTCTTATGTAACACAGATTGGTATTCAGAGAATATTTTAGATTATGCTAATGTATTAGATATCAATAAAGCATGGCGATTAAGATGGTTTGAAGTATGGCCTGTTGAAAGTTTGTCATTGTCTAGCCCTGGGACAGGTATGGAAACAGCACTTGAAGCAGTGATCTCTACTGAATTACCAGTTAATTTTCAAAATCGTGCTGATGATAATAGGTTAGTGGCATGGTCAAATCAAGCATATCACCTGGGCGGTAAAACTCTAGGGGCAAATGCTATGGGTATTTTAGGTCATCAAGTAGTAATAGATCCAGATCATATTATACAAAAAGAATTGAATATTACATTTAGAATGTTAGGTGGTTCTGATTTTGAAAATACAACGACTATGGCAAATTATATTGTATATTTGGAAGAAGTGCAGATCACTGCGACTGAATCAATTGTGTCT